AGAGTTAGGAACATATTATCCGAAAGTTAAAGATAGAATTCAATATGTAGAAGATGGGGTAAATAAAGTTGCAAGAATTATTAGTATCAATACATCTAGAGGAGATAATCCTATACTTCATACAGTTATTGCGAGGCCACAATAAATGGCAGACAAAGGATTTTCTAATTTTGATAGAAAAATTACAAGATATACTGCTAATAAACTAAATGGAGCATTAATCGGAGCAGAAGAAGTCGTAAAATTGTTGCAATTTAAAGGGCCATCTTGGACAGGTAGATATTCAAATTCTTGGCAAATTAGAGTAGGAAATGAAAAAACAACAGGAACTCGTAGGCCAGGTAATCCTCAGCCTGTAAAAGCTCCTAAAATGAACGTAAAAAAAATTAGGGAAGCACAAAAAAAAGGATTAATAGAAGTAGAAATTAGTAATTTAGCTAGAAGTGCTGCTTATGCAGAGGATAAAAAACTAGGTAGATTTAGAAGAGGAAAAGTTGGCACAAAAGTAATTGGTAATGAACCTAGAACCAGTTTAGGTAAAGGTAAATTTAGGCAAAGCGGATCAGGAAGAACAGGTCTTACAAAAAGAGGAAATATTGGGGGAGGTGTTCCTGGGGTGCTTTCTGGTGCGACAGCAGAATTAGATTGGCTACCAAAAACATTAAAAGGAGGAAAATTAAAACAACTTCTCAAGCTAGAATTTAAAAAAGGAAAATTCAAATGAATTATCAAGGAATTAGATCAAAATTTGAAACACCAATCAAAACAGCTTACGCAGCATTAGATCCTGCTGTTCCAGTATTTTTTGATAATTTCGGTGATGTGACATCGGATGCTGACAGCGAATTTGTTTATGTAAATGTTCAATTTGGATTAACAACTGAAGTCGGTTTAACTTCTTCATTAGATAATGTAAGAGGAATCATTACTGTTAGAGCTTTTGCAGAAAAGGATAAAGGGCCAGCTAGAAGTCAAACATTAATTAATACAGCGTTTACAGCTATTGAAACAATAAATAATACTGGACAGCCTACAAGTGGTGTTCATGTAAGAACTGGAGAGGTAAGTGGCCCAAGTTTTGCAGATGATAGACCTTTTTTTGTATCAACAATCGAAACAAATTTTCAAGCTACGGTAATTTCTTGAATCTTTACTATAATTCACGCTATCCTATAGACATATCGGGTAGTACCCGTATGTTCAAACCTTAGAATTATTAATCATGGCTACAGTTCTATCGGGTACTTCGGGAGCGTTATATTATTCTCCTGCTGGTACAAGTGCAACAACTCTTGCAGCATCAGCTTTCCCAACATCGGGGGCAAATATCACTGTTGGATCTAATTTGGGTTACAGAGTAAATGACACAGTAACACTTGCATATCCAGGAGGCTCTACAGTAACTAACTGTATTGCAGCAGGAGATCATTTTGTAAAAACTTATGACGCTTCAACTGGTGTTATGACACTTTCTGCAACAGCAGGAGGAGCAGCATTAACAGCTTCAGCAGGGCCTACTTTTACAGCAGGAACTTTTGCAAGCATTACATTTACAGCACCGTTAGTTGTTGGATCTGTAAGAGAGTGGAGTTTTGAAATAACCAGAGCAGAAATTGATGTAACAAGTATTGGTCAAACTGTTACTCAAACTGCACCATTTAGAACCTTTATCTCAGGTTTTGCTGACGGTAGTGGTTCTGCCAGTGTTTATTCAACAGATGATGATACACTTTTATCAAGTAGAATGGTTGAAGACGTTATCCAGCGTCAGCAAGCTGGTGCGAAAGTTAGATTGTATATTGATCGTCAGATGAGTGGTGCTAATGTAGATCAAAGTGCAAGTAGATCAATCTTGGCAGATATTATTCTTACTTCTGCAAGTTTCAACGTAAACCCAGATGACGGACAGGTTGTAGAAATAGCCTTCAGACCTAGTGCTGCTCCTACATTTGATTTATCTAAGACTGCTTAATTAAATTAGCATAAGTTAACGAACCTCAGTTTATCTGGGGTTTTTTTATGTTTTGCATTAGAATAATAGTATACTATTTTATTTTTATGCCCACTACTATTTCAGCGTTAGACAGACTAAGAAAAGCTGCAAATCTTGAACCGAAAAAAAAAGAAGTTGAATTATCTGATGGTTCTGTTTTTGAAATGTATGTAACACCATTAACAATGGCAGAAAGAGAAAGAGCACAAAGACAAGCTAGAAGTGATGATGCTAATGCTTTTGCTTTGCAACTACTTATTGCTAAAGCACAGGATGAAAATGGCAGAAAATTATTTAATGCAGGAGAGATTGATGTATTAAAGAATGAAGTGAAAGATAGTGATTTACAGAACTTGATGCTTGCTGTTATTAATTCAGAAGAGGAAATACCCGACCCAAAGAACTAGCTGCCCAACTAAAAAGAGATAATCTTATGATGTTGCAATTTGGTGTGGCAAAAGAATTAGGTAAAAGTCTTGTAGAAGTAAGGAATATGACTTTAGACGAACTTATAGGTTGGAGTGCATATTTTTCAATAGTAAATGAAGAGCAAGAAAAGGAATTAAAAAAAGTTCGTAGAACTAGATAATTTTTTAGAGTATTATAGAATGAAAGATATTATTGGTTTTTTGTAAGTGGCTACAGAAACGCTGAGAATCAAAGTCGTAGGCTTACGAGAAATAAATAAAGTTAGTACTGCTGTAAATAATTTAGATAAAAAGATAAAAGCTATCAATAAACAGAGAGTTACAGGAACTAGCAGTGCTGTAAAACTTCTAAAACAAGAATTATCTCTTAAAAATCAGATTTTAAAAGTAGATCAACAGATATTAAAAGCTAGAAACAATCAAACAAGTGCAAACAGAAGAAATGTTGCTACTCAAACAGGAAGAACTGGTGGGGGTTCTGTTGCAAGAGGAGGAGGTAGAGGAGGTGGTGCTGTTCAAAGTGCATTAATCAGTGGTGCATTTCCATTATTATTTGGACAAGGCCCATTAGGTGCTCTTGCTGGTGGTTTGGGTGGTGGAATTGGTGCTGCTGTAGGCGGTCAGATGGGGGGCTTTGCAGGAGGTCTTGTTGCTACTGCTGCTCTTCAACAGATACAAACTACTATTACTGCTGTAGGAGAGCTTGGACAGGCACTTAATCCTTTAACAGCAGACCTTAATAAACTTACACAAGCAGCAGGATTAGCAGGAACGGCAGAAGCAGCAAGAATAAAATTGCTTGAGCAAGTTAAAGGTAAACAGGCTGCATTAGCAGCAGCAACTCAAAATATGGCATTAGTAATAGGAGATGAAGGTGTTAGAACTGTTAAAGAATTTGGAGAAAACTTTGCAGCAATAAGAAGTAATGCTGCTGAATTTGGACTTAAATTACAGGAAAGATTTGCAAAAATATTTAACGCAATAGTAGATAAGTTTCCAAGTCTTTTTGGAGAAAAAGGAACAGCAGAAGAAAAAAAAGGATTAAGTGAAGCGGTAAGTGAAGATCCAGTTTCAATAGCCTTAAATGCTGAATTATTAAAAATAAAAGCCGATTTAGATAAACTAAAACAGGAAATAGCTGCTAGAGATGCAAAGATTGGTATTCCAAACGCACCTAGCTTTTTGAAAGGAGGCTCTACTTTATTTCCTAGTCAAATGCCTGATCTAGCCACAGAAGTAGATAAAGCAACAAAGAGTGCAAATTTAGACGAAGATGTACGAGTAGCTGAACAACAATTAAATAGTATTACAAAAAGTCTAGAAAAAAGAAAGGAATCTTTAAAAATACAAGTTGATGATAATATTGCCCTAGAAAAAGCTAACAATATAACTGATTTAATATTAAATTCAACTAAAAAAAATGTAGAAGCACTGAAAGCTAAAAAAAATGGTACTTTTGAAGAATTTGAAATACAACAGCGTGTTTCTGAAATAGTACAAAAAATAAAAGATTTAGGTATTGATGAAAACCTTATTAATGAAGAAAAGATAGAGAAGTTAATTAGACAAGAAAAAAATCTAAGTAAACAAGTTGATACAGCAAAGAAATTAGAAAATGTCTTCGCTCAAATGTCTGTAACTATTGGTAATGATATAAAGAATGGAATTGCTGGTTTAATAAAAGGAACTTCTACTCTTAGCGATATGCTAAACAATGTGGCTAATAAATTCTTGGATTTAGCACTAAACCAAGCATTATTTGGAGATGCCCTTGGTGCAGGAGGCAAAAAAGGAGGAGGTATATTAGGTTTCTTAACTGGAGGGCTGTTAGCTAATGGAGGTAGAGCAGCAGGCGGAAAATCATTTATAGTTGGAGAGAAAGGGCCAGAGTTATTCGTACCAAAATCTTCTGGAACAGTTGTGCCAAATAATAAACTTGGGGGTGGTAGTAATACAAGTGTTGTTGTTAATGTAGACGCATCAGGTTCAGATGTTCAAGGTGATGATGCTCAAGCAAGAGAGCTTGGCACTTTGATTTCTGTTGCAGTTAAAGGAGAACTTCTTAAGCAACAAAGACCTGGAGGATTACTTGCTAATACACGCTAATGGCTACTTTTCCTAGTTACAACCCATCATATTCTGCTACAAAACGTAGTCAGTCAAACCTTAGGATCACTCAATTCGGAGATGGATACCAGCAAAGGACTACTTTCGGATTAAATCAAGATCCAAAAGTTTGGAATCTTACGTTTAATGTGGATGATGAAGATGCAGATGAAATTGAAACATTTTTAGAAGCTAGAGGAAAAGATGGAGCATCATTTTCTTGGTCACCTCCTGATACAACCACAACATTCAAATGGATATGTAGAAGTTTTAACAGAGAGATGTTCGAGTTTCAAAGAAATAGAATTACAGCTAGTTTTGAAGAAGTATTTGAACCCTAATGGCAGTACCAGTTTCTCAGCTTCAAGCAATAAATCCTACTGCAATTATCGAATTGTTTACTTTAACACTCGATTCAACATTGCATGGTGCTACCACTGTCTATAGATTCCATAACGGTGCAAATTTAAATTCAAATGGAGAAGTAGTATGGGCTGGTAATACTTATGAAAGATTTCCTATTCAATGTGAAGGATTTGAATTTACAGGAACAGGAACTTTGCCAAGACCAACTATATCTGTCAGTAATATCTTTGGAACGATTACTGCAATTATGCAGAACGTAAACCAAACAACAGTCGGTAATGATTTAAACGGTGCAAAATTAACAAGAATTAGAACATTAGCTAGATTTTTAGATGCTGTTAATTTTGAAGGAAATACAAACCCTCATGGTACTCCCGATCCAACGGCAGAATTTCCTCAAGAAATTTACTTTTTAGATAGAAAAGTTAGTGAAAATAGAGATATTGTTCAATGGGAGGCAATATCAGCCCTAGACTTGGTAAATGTAAAACTACCAAAAAGAATTGCTACTAGAGATATTTTTCCTGGCATTGGTACGTTTGTTGGATGACTTGGCAGGATATTGCACTTAAACACGCAGAGAAAGATGCACCACATGAAGCGTGTGGTTTATTAGCTGTTTATAAGGGTAAAGAAAAGTATTTTCCCTGCAAAAATCTTGCGGAAGATTTAGGAGAACAATTTATTATTAATCCTGATGATTGGGTAAAAGCTGAAGACTCTGGTGAAATAGTTGCTGTTTTTCATAGCCATCCGCAAGTCCCACCATTTCCTAGTCAAGCTGATCTTGCAAGTTGCGAATATTTAGATTTACCTTTTTATATTGTCACTCCAGAAACAAAAGAATGGCACTATTTTGAACCATCAGGCTATAAAAAAGGATTAATTGGTAGGCAATGGGTATGGGATATTCAAGATTGTTGGACTTTGATTACTGATTGGTATAAAGAAAAGAAAAATATAGATATAAAACATTGGAAACGACCTAAAAGCCCTAAAGAGTTTAGTAAGTCACCTTTATTTGAATATGCTCTACCTAAATTAGGTTTTATGGAAATAGATGATAATGTTGAAACAGAAGTTGGAGATGTTTTTATTATGGATACAGGATTAGGAACTTTGGATCATGCTGCTGTTTATATAGGGGATCAAACTATTCTTCATCATTGTGTGAAAAGACTTAGTTGCAGAGAAACTTATGACCAAAAGTATATAGAATGGACAAAGAAGAGGTATCGCTATGCTCAGTAAAATAAAAGTTTACGGAAGATTAGCTCGATTTCTTGGAGAGCGTACGTTTGAAGCTGAAATATCAACCCCACTTCATGCCTTTAAGTTTCTACTAGCAAACTTCCCTCATCTGGAACGACATATGATGGAGCAGAATTACTGTATTAAAGTCGGTAATGATGAGATTGATGAGACAGAATTATTTAACCCAATAGGTCAACAAGAGATAAAAATAGTACCAGTAGTTACAGGTTCTAGAGGTTTTACAAGAATATTAGCTGGAGCAGCTTTAATTACATTTGCAGCAGTCTCAGGTGGAGCAAGTTTAGCTGGTTTAGGATTTAAAGCTACTGTTGCAACAGGAGCAACTTCAGCAACTTTAGGAGCAGCTTTAACAGCAGCAGCAGGAAATTTGGGTATCTACTTAGCATTGTCTGGAGCAGCACAGATGCTTACTCCCGTTCCTCAACCTCCAGGAGTTTCAGAAGATCCACAATCTCAGAACTTTTCATTTAGTGGAGTGCAGAATACATCAAGAGCAGGAACAGCTTTACCTGTGATTTATGGAGAAATATTTGCTGGTTCTCTAGTAGTATCAGCAGGAATTGATACAGTACAGATAAAAGGTACAGCATAAATGGGAATTGTTAATCGCTCTGAAGATGATGTAGTAGTAGATTCTACGCTGCCCTCCAATGCCTTATCCAGTAAGCAATTTGCAACTATTGTTGATGTTTTAAGCGAAGGTGAAATTGAAGGTTTTCCATCAGCAGCAGGGTTTACAAAAGGTACGGCTAATTACAATACAGCAGCATTAAAGGATGTTTATTTAGGAAAAACTCCAGTATTGAGAGCTAGTGCCGATCCAACAAATACTCAATCTACAGACTTTAATTTTCAAGATGTAGAATTTGAACCTAGATTTGGAACGTCAGATCAAACATTTATTTCTGGTATTGCAAATATTGAGTCTGAAACAGGTGTTGGAGTAAAGGTAGAAAATGGAACTCCTGTATCAAGACAGATAACAAACTCCAATATTAATGCCGTAAGAGTGACTCTTAGATTTAATTCACTTCAAACTTTTGAAACTAATGGAGATATTAATGGTGCAACAGTAGATTTAAAAATAAAAATTATTCAAAATAATGGAACAACTACAACTCCAATAGATGATACTGTTACAGGAAGAAGTTCATCAGCATATAACAGAGATTATCGAATAAATATTCCATCTACACACGTTTTTCCTATAACAGTAAGCGTTGAAAGAACAACTGCGGATGCTGAAGATCCGACAAGATTAAGAGATGAATTTTTCTTCCAGGCATTTACTGAAATTGTTGACGAACAAAGACCCTATCCTGATATAGCTCATGCAGCATTAAGGTTTGATTCTGAACAATTCTCATCTGTTCCAGGAAGAATGTATAAAGTTCGTGGGGTAAAAATAAAAATACCTCACAATGGGACTGTAGATTCAACAACAGGAAGGATAACTTACTCAGGCACTTTCAATGGAACACTTACTACTACAACACATTGGACAAGTGATCCAGCTTGGATATTGTTTGATCTTTTAACCAACACTAGATATGGATTAGGAGATCATATAACAGAAGCTCAACTAGATAAGTTTGCTTTTTATAGTGCCTCTGTTTATTGTTCAGAATTAGTAGATGATGGATTTGGAAGCCAAGAGCCTAGATTTAGTTGTAATACTATCCTTCAAGCAAGACAGGATGCTTATGAAGTTGTAAATTCCCTTACTTCTGTAATGAGGTCAATAAGTTTTTGGACTGCTGGTTCTCTTACAATTTCACAGGATAGACCTACAGACTCAAGTTATTTATTTAATTTAGCAAATATAACATCACAGGGATTTGGCTATTCTGGTACAAGTCTTAAAACAAGAGCAACTGTGGTTTCTGTGTCATATTTTGACATGGATAACCAAGAGTTAGACTTTGAAACTGTAGAAGATACCTCTGCAAAAACCAAATATGGTGTTTTACATAAGAAAATTACTGGTTTTGCGTGTAGTTCCAGAGGTCAAGCTGCAAGATTAGGTAGATTTTTGTTATTTGAAGAGCAAAATTCTACTGAAACCATAAACTTTACTACTGGATTAGCTGAAGGAGTTGTTGTAAGACCTGGACAAGTTATTGAAGTAAGCGATCCAGTAAGAGCAGGGCTTAGAAGAGGAGGAAGAATAAAATCAGCAACAACCACAACGGTAACTGTAGATGATACAGAAGATACAGATTTAGATTCTACAAATAGCCCTACACTTAGCGTCATTTTGTCTGATGGTTCAGTTGAAACAAGGGATGTGAGTGGGATTTCTGGTGCTGTTATTACAGTATCTTCTGCTTTTTCTTCTGCTCCAAATGCAAATAGTATCTGGATTTTAAGCAACACTACCTTACAAACTACAACATGGAGAGTTGTCAGTGTAAATGAAGATAAAGATAATTATGCAGTTATTGGAACGGCTTATAACTTAGGAAAATTTGCATTTATTGAAGATGGATCACCTTTACCTGTAAGAAATGTATCTATTCTTAATGAATTAAAAGATGCTCCTGCTAACTTGACTGCTTCACAACAATTTTATGTAGAAGATGAAAAAGCAAAAGTAAAAATTATTTTAGATTTTGAAGCAGTTAGTGGTGTTAATCAATATAAAATTCAATATCGCAAAGATAATGGGAACTTTACAACTGCTACTATTGCTAGAACTGATTTTGAAATATTTGATGCAAGTCAAGGTTTATATGAGTTTAGGGTATTTAGTTTAAATGCAACATTTGAAGCATCCGCAGAACCAACTACATTATCTTTTAATGCTGTTGGAAAAACTGCAAAACCAGAAGATCCATCAGGTTTAACATCTGAGCCAATATCTGATAGATTTATTAAGCTACGTTTTAATCCTTCTATTTCAGTAGATGTAACTCATGGAGGAAACGTAGTAGTAAGGCATACTGCTGATACATCATCAAGTGCTACTTTTCAAAATTCTGTTGAAATAATCCCACGATTACCAGGTAACGTCAGTGAAACGCTTGTTCCAGCACTTTCGGGAACTTACAGTATTAAATTCCTTGATGATACTGGGAATCTTTCTGTTAATGCAGCAAAAATTATTGTAACTAAACCTGATCCACAACCTAATCAGATAGTTACAACTAAAAGAGAAGATCAAACAAGTCCAAAATTTAATGGGACAAGAGTAAGAACTGTATTTAGTGATGAATTTAATGGTTTAGTTTTAGATGGAGTAGAGTTTTTTGATAATGTTACGAATGTTGGTGCAAGTGCTACAGATGGTATCTCTAACTTTGATTTCTTATCAGGAGGTATTGCCTCCCAAGGATTTTATACATTTGTTGATGATTTAGATTTAGAAGCGGTTTTCAATTTATCTCTTGAAAGACACTTTAAAACTGCATCTATTTTAGTCTCAGGCTTGTGGGATTCAAGGTTAACACTTGTAAATGCCATGCCAGATTGGGATGGTACTTTAGCAGAAAATGTTGGAGCGAAATTACAGGTGGCTACTTGTCAGGGTGTACCTACCTCATCGTTAGTATCTTCTTATAGTCAAGTGCAAGATTTAATTACAATAACTAGAACTTCACATGGAGCATCTGTAAATGATCAAATTTTAACTGACTTTACAGGTGGAAATGCAACAGATGGTTTGTTAAAAGTTGCCTCTATCACTAATGCAAATGTGCTTGTTGCAGAAGCAGTTCGTGTGTTGGCAGAGTATGAAGTTGTAAATGCTTCTACAGGTGAAATACGCTTTTTTACACAAGGAAATCATGGTGGATTAGTTGTAGGTGATACAGTAAATTTAAGAGTTTTGACAGGTGAATTAGTTTCTGGTGATTATGTTGTAGGTGCTCTTCTATCTTTAAATACTGTAAAGATAACAACCTCATCAAATAATTTATTAACCTCTGGAACGTGTGAATTTATAAAAGTAAAAGATAATTCTGGAAATAATGTTACGACTAGCGGAAGTTGCAATATATCGAGTGCTTTTAGTCCTTTTAATACATTTGCTAACGGAGAATATACTGCCAGAGGATTTAGATTTAGAGCCGACATATTTTCGGATGATCCTGATGAGAATATAGAAATTGATGAATTAGGTTATACAGCAAGTATGAAAAGAAGAACTGAAACTGTTAATACTGCGATAGCAAGTCAATGTGCAACAAATAGCTCTGCAAAAACAGTAAATTTTATAAACTCTTTTTATACAGGAACTTCTGAATTAAATTCATCAAATTCTGCATTTTTACCCACAATAGGAATAACTCTTGAAGGTGCTGTATCTGGTGATTATTTTAAAATTACATCTGTAACAGGAACTCAGTTTGTTATAGAAACAAGAGATGTAAATAATAATTTTAAAAATTTAAGTTTTAAGTATACTGCTGTAGGATTTGGTAAAGGTGTTTAAATTTTCTTAATAAGCTATCCTATAATTATATAAAAAGCTGATGCAATGACTAACCAAAATGATTTTGTAATAGATAATGGAACGGGCTTTGCAGTAAGGCAAGATATACAGGATGCTTTGCAAGCTTTAGCTGGAAATAGTAGCGGTAACTCAGAACCTTCAGTTAAATATGCTTATCAGTGGTGGGCTGATACTAATGCCAATGTAATGAAGTTAAGAAATTCTGGTAATACTGCTTGGATAGAGTTATTTCAATTAGACGGTACTCTAACTCTTGAAAATGGGTCAGTTACTGCTCCAGCACTTGCTTTTAGGGACGATCTAAACACAGGAATATATCAAGCTGGAAATGATGATATAAGAATTTCAACTGCTGGCGTTGAAAGATTAGCCCTTGATGGAAATAGTACAGTATTTAATGAAGATGGTGCGAGCACAGATTTTAGAATTGAAAGTGATGGCAATGCAGATATGTTTAAAATAGATGGTGGTAATAATCGGGTTGGAATTGGGGAAGCCTCACCAAGCACAACGCTTCATGTTAATGGAGATATAACCATTAATGACAAAATAGTGCATGATGGCGATGCAAATACCTCCATAAGATTTCCTTCTAATGATACTGTATCCATTGAAACCAATGGGACTCAAAGATTCCAAGTAGATGCAAGCGGCACAACTATTTCTACAGTTACTGACGCATCATTATTTATAGACACAACAAATGCAAGTGGTAGTCATATCAGATTGCAAACTAGCGGAACAACTAAAACATTTTTTGGTCAGGCACAAGGTATTTCTGGAACTTTGGGTGGTGCAGATGATTTTGGCGTGATGACCGCTGGTAAATTTAACGTTGGAACAGGTAATAGTGCCACGAAAAGACTTGAAGTTGAAACTGGAGGAGATGTGAAAGTTTCTACTGGAAATCTAGTTATAGGAAATTCTGGTCACGGTATTGATTTTAGTGCTGCAGGTGGAAGTGCCAGTGGAAGTACTAATGCACTTTTAGACGACTATGAGGAGGGTACATGGACGCCTGCATATACAGCTAGTAATGCTACTTTTGGGTATCATACACAAACAGGTAAATATAGAAAAGTTGGTAATGTTGTTTCTGTTACAGCTTATATAAGAACCAGTAGTGTTAGTGCT